AATTCCTAAAAGATATTTAAATTACGTTGCAGGATTATTATTTAAATATAAGACTAATGCTTTTGGAAATGTAATGTACACTGATATTAAAAATGTAAAATGTACAAAAACACCAGGAAGTGTTATTACAAGTGATACTAAAATTATAAAATTCTAATTTTCTAATGTAAGCATATTTCTACATTTTGAAAGATATTTTTTTAATCTATACGTATCTAACCAACTTGTTCCATAATAATATTCTTCATGAATAAGATGTTTAATTTTATCTAAATTTTTTTTAAACTCTTCTTGGTCTCCATTTATTTTAGAAGGAGTTGTTTTTAAAATTTCATTCCATTTTTGATATAAATTAGATACATCGTCATACGAATTCATTTATGGTATGGCTTTATAAAAAATTTTAATTTTAAACGGTGAAATTTTACATATATACATACTTTTTAAAAGTTTATAAAATGAAAATTAAACTTAATTTAATTTTCATAAAATGTTACTAGGTGAAACGTTGTCATTAATTATTGGATTGTCAAGTAATAGTATATGGTCTATAGTTTTAGGACCTCAGATTTATTTAAATTATAAAAATAAAAAATGTGATGCAGTTAGTTTTTCATTAGTCGTATTATTGATTGTAGGTGATATATTTTCTATACTTTGTGCAGATGCAAAACATGCACCAGCTGTAATTATATGGTCTGGTTTATATCATATATTTTTAATTAGTGGATTACTAGTTCAAATACTATATTATCGTAGCTATTATATTAAACTTTTAAAAGATGATACAACTAGACCATTATTGTCAATTTTTGAAGATACCACTGAAGAATCCATTGAACAATACAATAATTGGTCTTTATTAAATACACTTGAACAAACAAGTATAATTTGCGCAACAATTGTCTTGATATCAACTAAGGTCGCATTAACAATTTTTAATGAACAAGTACTCATTAATATTACAGGATGGACTGCTACATTAATGTTTATGTTATCAAGACTTCCTCAAATTTATTTAAACTGGGAAAGACAATCAGTTGAAGGATTAGCTCTGAATTCGTTCTTATTAATTAACCTTGCTAATTACTTGTTTTTAGCATCTATTCTAGTAAATTTAATTGACATACCTTACTCAAGTAGATATGATTTTATATCAGATAATTTGCAATGGATTATTGGATCTAGTGTATCTAGTCTATTTGATTTAGTATTATTCTACCAATTCATAGCCTTTTCAAAAAGGCCTCACCAAAACCAGTTACATCGCCAAAGTAGAGATTCACCTCAGTAAAGCATTGCCTTTTCAAAAACTTTTATATATATTTAAGCAATTTGTATTGTTTAAAAAATTAAGGTGACTTCTCACTCAGTTCGTCAAAGTGCAACCAGTTTTGGGTGCCTTTTTCAAAAGGCTTAAACGTTCATCCATTCGAAATGCATTGCTCCATCTTTTATTAAGAGGACATTGAGCATGACCCCGAACACTTGGAAAATACAATTAGGATTTCCCATATTTAATTTAAGAGAAAGTTGAATATTATCAAATCTACTCATATTTAAAGAACCTACTGGTTGTTGATAATTATCGCAATCTAATGAAAATGGCATTGAATATATATATTTATTTGGTATAACATTATGTACATTATTTGGGTACATATGTCTAAATACATATTCAGATTGAAAATCATTAAATCTATGTTTATTATCTAAAAGTAATGTAACTTGGTTTATAAATGGTTGATTGTCAGGTCTAGAATAATTAAATCTATTATTATTATCTACGTTATCAGTTGATACACATGCAAATAATAGTTCTTTACATGGATTTTTAAATATAACTTGAGATATTAAGGTACTTTGCCCAGATCCAATGTATTCTATTTCATTACTAACAGTTTGATTAATAATGTATTCATGTTTTTGACCTTGAAATTGATCTAAAATTACGTCATCCAAGAAAATGTATTCAGCATATAATTTAGAACTTTTAACATCAGTTACACCAGGAACGCTTCCGTCATAATTTATGACTGAGTTAAAATCTTTAAATGCCATAGATAATTTAAGTTCTTGATTAATTATTGAAAGTAAAGGCAAGGCCATTGAATAATTTTTAGTAAACCAAAAATCTAAAGGAACATTTAAAATACTTTCTTGTGTTGCGTTGTAAAATGTTGATGTATATATATCAGATTTTAAAATCATCTGATTTAACCCTGGTTGTTTTGATGCATTTGTACTTAGTTCATTTTGAATGTCCATACATGTTGGATACAATTTGTCAACTACTTGTCCATTTACGTGTAATTCAATTGGTCCATCAAATATACCATATCCAATTGTATCTGTCCAACAGGCGTATGTTCCTCCATTTGGGGTTAAAATAGGTAATGTCATATTTAGATACAATTTACTTAAAAGATGACCTTTGAATGGTATAGTAACAGTACTAGTTCCTCCAAAAGAAACTTGATTATCTAAAGTAATTTCTATAATTTCAGTGGCAAAATTTACATATTTGTAATAGGTATATTTAAATACATTTATTTGAGGATCCTTTGTAAGATAAACATCTTGTATTCCGAGCGCTTGAAGTTGAAGTATACCTCCTGCCATTAAAGTAAACGTTTAAAAAAAAAAAATGTTTTAAACCAATTAATTTAAAAAAAACAAAAAAAAATATAAAATTTTTTAGTTTTTTTTTTTGTTTAGTTTATATAACACATGGAAAATACCTTAGACGCTAGAGTGCAAGGTAAACCAAATTACCACTGGGGTCATTTTTTATGGGCGTTTATACATACTATATGTATCATAGATTATATGTCTGAATTACAAACAATTAAATTAAAATTAGAAAATATAGTAAATATTATACCATGTGAAAAATGCAAGTTAGAGTATTCTAATGAAATTAATTCAAATGAATTTAAAATGTTAGACTTGACATCAGATCCATTAATATTATTTAAATGGTCTGTTGAGTTTCATAATAAAGTTAATACAAAATTAGGTAAAAATATAATTTTTTTAGAAGAAGCTATAAAAATCTGGACAACCTTACAAAGCTGAAGCTTGCTTATGTCAGGAACACGTATAATTTTTATATTTTTTTTATTCATTATAATTTATACTTATACTTTATACTTTATGAATAAATTTTTAATGAGTAGTATTATGGGGTCTGATTTTATAAATTATAGGAAATATACAGGATTTTCAGAAAGATCTAGTTTTGTAAGATCTGCTAAATCTACCTTATTTACCGATGTATCTGGTGTTAAATCTGTAGGTATTCCTATTATAATTGATTCTGTTGATAGTTCTATTAGTAAATTATTAAGTGGTAATCAAAAAAGATATGATTATGGTAAACAATATATTATAACGGAAGACACTACTGTAACTATGTTTTTAGATCAAATAATAGAAGATTTAAAAACAAATATTAAAAAATTAAATGGAGACACAACGCTGACTACTCAATTTAAATACAAATTAGGATTAGAAGATGGTACATTAATTGATACATCTCTTACACTTTGTTATATTTATAGAAAACACCGTTATTCTGATGATATACTTTATATGTTATTAACAAAAGAATTAACAGTGTATGGATATATTATGAGCTTATTTAATTATATTTTTAGAAAGTAGATTTTTCATTAGATACATATAAATCATCTTCAATAACAGTATTAATATTAGGTAATTTAATTGAAATATCTCTTGATGGTACAACTGATTGCCTTCTTGATGGTACATTTGATTGTGTTTTACTCATAAGACCTGATAAAGATTCTTGAGATCCAAATGGCGTTTGTTGTATAATTTTCGGTAAATATAAATTACTACTAATAGGTTCATCTACATTTAATAATTTATCTCTGAATACTTTTATAAATGTAGGATATCCTGTAAAGTTATTTACTTTAATTTGATTTTTAATAATATAAATTATAAGATTATATATATCTTTATCAGATGGGGTTTCTTTAATATAAGGATATATAAAATTCTTTAATGCATCATTTATTCTAATTAAATATTTTTCTTTATGCGAATGTAAATAAAATGCTGCATTTTCTAATATAGAACATGCATAATCATTATCAGATAAATAAATTTTAGATGTAGTACACATTTGTAAATTTATAACAGTATGCATAAACGCCCCTTTTGAAAAATATGTCTCAATACCATAGTAATTAGCTAAACTTATATAATCTGTTTCTGCTATAAATTTATTTACTTTATAGTATTTCTTTTTTATTTCTTCTTCATTTAAAATTATCTTTTCATAATTTAATCTTCGTGTTTTATTATCTAAATAATTTATCATACTAGTAGAATAATTAACTAATTTATTTACATTAGTAAAATCATATGATTTTAATATACTAATACTTTCTGGAATATCTTTAATTAATTTGCATACTGCCCACATAAATTGAGAGTAATAATATGAGTCATTATCTTTTATATAATTAAAGCGATATGGAATACAAGAATCATAATACTCGTATATATTATTTAATTGGTAAGTTGGTTCTGTAAATAATATAAATCCTCTTCCGTAAATATTTGTATCAAAAATTTCAGATGATTTATATTTAAAATATTTCATAAAAATCTCATTAAAATTTTTTAGTATATTTGCAGTTATCGTACTACTACTTGTATATACAGTAATATCATAATCTGATGTTACTCTTGTTGATCCTACACTAAATACATGTAATTCTGGTAAATTACGTTGCTTTTTATTTATGTCTAATATTAATACATGCATTATACTTATATTTAATATTAAATCAACTATCACTTTTCTAAATAACCAAATATATGATATATATTCACTATCATAATTACTTTCATACATTTTTTTAATAGATTCCCATCTAAATGGCTCTCCTGTAATCAAGTACATGTCATTTGTATTTTCTATTTTAATAAATTTAAAATATGTCATCAATTTTATTATTAGTTTAATTGATTTTTCATAATTATTAATACTTTCTTTGTATTCTTCTACTGTATTATGTTTTTCTATTTTAATTTCATTACAAATAACATCAGGGTTTTTACTAATTTCTGTATTTTTAAAAATTTCCTTTTTAGTAATTATATCAATAGGATTACATTGTTCCTTACATAAGCAATTGCTAAATACATAGTCAACAAAACTTTCTTTTAAATTTTTTTTATCCTTTAAAATAAAATGTTTCATTTAATCTTAATATAAGTAAATATAATATTTTTTTAATAAAATTAATTTAAAGTTAAAAAGTAATTAAATACAAATGAGTTCAATGTTCTTAAAACGTATAAATAAAGAAATACAACTTTATAAAAAAGATAATTTTTCATTCCCTAATTTAATCATTCAACCAAGTGATAATCTTCATACTTGGTATTTTATCATACATGGACTTGTAGATACTGATTACACAGGTGGTGTTTTTTTAGGAAAAGTATTATTGCCAGAAAAATACCCATTGAATCCATGTGATTTTATATTACTTACACCAACTGGTAGATTTGAAATTGATAAAAAATTATGTACATCTTTTAGTGGATTTCATAAAGACTTGTACTCTCCTTCATGGAATATATGTAGTATGCTCACTGGACTATTTAGTTTTATGACGGATAATCAAGATACAGCTGAATCACAAGGTCTGGGTGGAATAAAAACTTCAAAAGAAGAAAAAGAAAAAATAGCAAAAGAATCACAAAATTACATCAAAAATAATAAACATATTTTAGAAATATTTGAACAACATTTTAAAGAATATTATGATATATTAAATTTTAAATGATATACACTTCAAGTCGAAGCTAAGTTTCGAGTTCACTACGCTCACATAATTATAAATGCTTTTTAAATTTTATTTTTTTTATTCATGTAATTAAAACATAAATAAAAAATTTTCCATTTTTTGTGAGCGACGCGAACTTGAAGCGTAAGCTTCAACTTGGAGTGTCTTATTTTACATCTTACAAAGACACCTTAATGTAATTTAAATTTTGTATCACTATATTTTAGACCAAAATTTGGTAAAGCTAATTTTAATTTAACTTCTTCATTTACAATTGATAGATCATGAAATACATGTTTCATTTTTTTAACTGGTTTTTTTTGTGGTTTAGACCAATCAAATACAAATGGATTATCCCCATAACCTTGACAATTTTCTTTTACATTTTTATCAAGAGGACGAACAAGTCGTGGCTCAATTAAAGGTACAAGTTGTTGGTATGGCACATCAGGGAATGGATCGTTTGCAGGAGAATAAGTCCAATCGTAATTCATCCATTCTTGATTAGTATATAGTTTTGGTGAACTATATGTATCTTCTTCATTAACTTCAGTTTGAGTAGATTTAGTTTCAGTTTCTTCAGTTTCTACAGTGTCGTTCCATAATTGTGATAATGTAGTATCTACTTTTAATAATGAAAGTGAGTAGATATTTAAAACTTTATCTGTAACTGTATTAAACAAATACCCTTTTTTAACTACTTTTACTTTTTTAGAAAGAGTATAAGTAAAGTCTTCAATAGTTACATCAAAATCACCAAGAACAGCTACTAATGAATTAAAATGTTCTTGATAATTTTCTTTAGTTGTAAATTTACTAACAATAGTAAAAGTATCAGTTTCAAATGAATAAAGCTTTATTAAATATTTTTCAGGAGTATAGATATGGCTTGGACTTTCAATTACACATACGTCAGATTTCATTTACTTTTATAATTAAGCTTTAAAAAAAAAATAAATATTTTAAACTAATTAATTAATTAAAAAAATGAAACAAAAAATTTATTTAAAGAACTTAACATTATGTCATTTAAAAATTATATTAAAGATTTTAAAGCAGATACAAATTTAACTCATGTATCATTTCCAGCTGCTGGATATACAGGAGGTAAATATCATGTACCTGACACTAAACTTGAAGAATTTTACAAAAAGTATTTTGAATCTATTTGTAAAAGAGAATCTGTATATTTAGTTGAAAGAGTAACAGACTTTAATTTCGCATTCTTTTTAGATATTGATTCTAAAGAAAATATAGACATAGATATCAAGAGTCTTTTAATTGTAACTAAAAAAATTATTTCAGAAAATGTTAATGAAAATTTTGTAAACGAAATTAATGAAAATATTTTTATTAGCAAGCGTAATGAAAAATATCATATTAACTTTCCTAAATTTATAGTAAATAACAATGTAGCACAATTTATTGCGAAAAATATTATTAATTCGATTGAAATTTCAAAAGAATTACGAAACGCAATTGATACATCTGTTTATAGAACTGGTCTTAGACTAATTGGATCAAAAAAGGCAGAGGCTGATTGTGAAAAAGAAAGAATGTTACATAGTAATCGTAGTTTAGTTTATCAAATTTATGATTTAGAAAATGATACATATACGGAATTTACTAATACGGATTATAACACATTCGCAAATTATATAATTAGACAAAAAAGTACAGTTAATATTACTCCACTAAATACAAACACAAATACAAGTACAAGTACAATAATTCCAAAAAAAGTTACTACAATTAAAAACGTTACAAGTACATCTGAAGTTGATCTTGAAATTTTTAATGAAATAAAGTGTATGCTAAATGAAATGAAAATCGATACCTTTGTAGATTTAGATTGTATTACGAAAATTACATCAAAACAAAATTCATTTGGTACATTTTGTTATTATATTTCTTTTGCAAATGATTCTAAAAGAGTTTGTCCATTTCAAGAGAGAGAACACTCTCGTAAAACAAATCCTATTTACCTCGAATTAACAATTAATGGAGCAACTATTAGATGCTATGATTCTGATTGTATTGATGAAAAGTATCCAAACTCACCCATTGAATTACCAAAAAAAATTGAATTTAAATATCCAAAATTATATATTAACATGGCGTCCAAATATGAAAATAGCAGTAATTCTAAAATAATTATCACTTCTGAAATTAGAAAAGCTTTAGAAGAATCACTTTCTCAAAGTCATTATAAAATCGCAAAGGTTGCATATATGATATTTAAAAATAAATTCCGCATTGATGATATTAAAAATCCAGATTGGTATGAATTTAATGGTAATAAATGGAAAAAGAGTCATCTTATGAATATTCTTATTTCAGAAGAACTTCAAAAATACTATAGAGCTATTAAAACTATATCTAACAAAGACGCTGATTCAGACTCAAATGAATCAAATGAGTCAGGTGATGTAATGAGAAATTCTATGATTGAATCGATTGTTGTAAAATTAGAAAATGTATCATTTAAGAAAAATATTCTAACAGAAATGCATCATCTTTTTAAGAATTGTGAACCAAACTTTTTATCTAAATTAGACTGTAATCCATATTTAATTGGGTTTGAAGACGGAGTATATGATCTAGCTACAAATGAATTTAGAAAAGGCAAGTCAGAAGATTACATTACATTTTCTACTGGATATGACTACATTCCATATGATTCCAATTGTAAAGAAGTATCTGATATTAATAGTTTCTTGTCAAAAATTATTCCAAACAAAAAAGTTATGGAGTATCTACTTAAAGTTCTTGGACGAAGTCTATTAGGTATTGCAGATGAACAATTCTATATTTGGACCGGTCTTAGTGGTGCTAATGGTAAATCTACTCTTATTAATTTCTTGGAATATACTCTTGGTGATTATACAACTGGGGTTGATGTAGGTCTACTTACAAATAAAAGAGCTCTAAGTTCGTCTGCTAGTCCTGATATTATTAGACTTAAGGGAAAACGTATCGTAAGTTTTGCAGAACCAGAATATGGTGATACACTTAAAACCGGTATCCTTAAAGCATTTTCTGGCGGTGATTCTATTATTGCTAGAGAATTATATAAAGCTCCAATTTCATTCAAACTTCAAGCCAGTATGATTATGTGTTGTAATGATTTACCTGCGCTTTCGTCAATCGACGGTGGTACACTACGTCGTATTCGAATTATTGATTTTACATCTCGATTCTGTGATAATCCTAAAAAAAAGAATGAGTTTATGATTGATCCTAATATCAAAACTAATATTCAAATATGGCGTCCTTACTTTATGAGTATGTTAATTCATTATTACTCGGTGTATAATGATGAAATTAATAAAAATGGTAGAATTGAAGAACCAGAACAAGTCAAAATTGCAACTAATAAATACAAGGCTGACAACGACAAATTCAATGATTTCTTTGAAGAATGCATTGAAGAAGGTGAATCTATTTGTACTATCAAGACAATTTACAATAACTTTGTAGATTGGTGGACTGGTAATACTTTAAATAAAAAGGTACCAGACATCAAAGAACTAATTCGTGCAATGAAAATTAAATACGGTGAAGAAGATTTTAATAAACATAAGGGTTTTAGTGTAATTGTACGCACAACTGAAAGTAATATTAGTGATGACTTTTAAATACACTGTTAATTAAATTAAAAATGAAAAAATTATAAATACATTCAATGTTAACATTATGCCTAAAATAATTAAAGTTAAAAAATCAAAAATACATCTATCCTCAACTGAAGACAAACTATTGCAAATCACCAAATCTATTAGTAAATTAAAAATAATCAAGAATGTACATTTAACTCCTTCACTGACTCATTCGTCGTCGGGGGGCGAAACCCCAACTGAGATAGAAGATTTATCCAATTTAATGAGTGATGTTAATTTGGAAGAAAAAGAATATTATATTCTTAAAAAAATTATAAATGATTGGTCACATCATGCTGGTATACAAGATTTATATAAATGTAAAGAAAGATACTTACGTTACATGGAAGGTATAAATGATTGGAAAACAGATTTTTTAATTAGAAATAATATAATAAAATTTATAGAAACAATTAATACGTCTAAAACACACTTTTTAGATGATTTGTATTTACAACAATTAGCATATAATATTGATAAAGATTTATGGGATATAATTAATTGATTATTATTTTATTATTTTATTATTTTATTATTTTATTATTTTATTATAGTAAATATGATTGATTTAAAAGTTGGTGAAGATTATATAAGGACGTTGCATCCTACTATTTATAATAGTATAGTTAAATATACTACTGATTATTTTAAAACATTAAACAATAGTCTTGAAGTAATTGATACAGAAACCGATTTAGAAGACGTACTTCCATTAAATATAATACAAGATATACGTAATATAGATTATGCATTAGATTCAGCACCACCTTTAACAAAAGATCTTGTAGTTTATAGGGGATTACACTTTCATATTTTGGAAAATCCTACTAAAAATAAAATAATTATGGGAAATGCATACAAGGGACTTTATAAAGGATATTTATCTACATCTATTAATAAAGAAGTAGCCTATGAGTTTGGAAAAAGGGAATATCAAGAGTGTATAATAATGAAAATTCATATTAAAAAAGGTACTCGAGTTTTATTTTTAAATTTACATAGTGCGACTAGAAATGAAAATGAAGTTTTACTTCCTAGAAACACTGTACTTGAAATTTATTCTATTAAAAAAGACACCGAAGACGACTTGTGTACGTATATTAAAACAAAATTAAGATAATTTTTCAACTGTAAAGTCTTTAAAGCAGATTGAGGTATCTACTGGAGTAGCCCAATCACTTGAACCGCCTCCAAAAAATGTATCAAATGTTATACCTGATATAATTGACTCTGGCATAATTGTCCAAATAAATTTATTAAATTCAACTGTAGTATCATTTACAGTTAATTTTAATTTACCATTATTATCTGGAGTTCCTGGAGTTGTAAGCCCAGACCCACCAGATAATGTATTTAACGTAACAGTCATATCAACTGTATTCCATTCACCTCGTTTATAGTTTAATGTACCGCGCCATAATGAATCACCATATTGAGAGTTTAATACTTGATTTGGTATAGTGGTGTAACTAGAGTCTTGAGGGCATGGTGTATAAACATAAGCTTCTGCCATTATTAAACTTGGGTCTTTTTTATTATTTGCTCTCCACATCATTCTACAAGATGCATTGTCATTTGCATGTTTACCCCCAGATGCACCACTTGGGCCAATATATACACCCGGAATTTTACCTCCCTTTACTGGGTCAAAATTTTTATCAAAATATATTTGATATGTAAATCTCACAGATCTAGCTGAAAATACTTGACTAGGAGAACTATATATACCAAAACCACCAAGAATTCCGGCAGATGGTTTAAAACTCCCTTTAAAATAATTTACCTTTAATACTTTACCATTACCTGTAACTGGATCATTTACTACTTCACGTACCGAATCTTCCTCGCCATGACCAACTTTTACAATTTCCCATGTTTTAGCAGTTTTTAAATTTCCTAATTCAGATGCTGGTAATAGTAATGATTTACCACTTGGTGTAGGTGCTGGTGCTGGTGCTGGTGCTGGTGCTGGTGCTGGTGTTGGAGATAGATGAGAAGATTTAGGATCAATTACAAAGTTGTCTCCATAACATGTTACTGGGAAAGGCGTTTTTAAAATTGGATTTTCAGCTAATAATTTTTGATATACTCTTATTCTGTCAACAGACGCTGCCCATGTTCTGTCTTTAGCTAATAGATCAAACCTAACTTGTAAGAATTTACTTAACCATGCAGTTTCACCCCCAACAGCACTTACAGTTCCTGTTTTTTTTATAAGATCTAATGCACCGTCCTTTCCGCCTTCTCCTTGATTGAGATAACAATCATATAATTGTCCTAATGACAAGGGTGTAACTAAACCAAGTTCTTTGGCTTTTTGTTGAGATGGTATAACATATAATTTATTTGCAACATTTAAATTAGCCTGTATCCATTCTGGTTTTTTACCATTTCCTTGTACATATTTAATAAACCCATCTAGGCCAACTAAACTTGAATTCATCCAATTTCCAGATTTTTCATTTTGAGCATCAATTACTTTCATAGCTCCTAGGTATTTTTTTGTTACAGGATCTCTCCCGCCTATTAATCTATCAAATTCAGCTAACATTTGTGATCCATCTCCTGTTCCTGAACAAAATCCTACAAATCCAAAGGTAATACCTCTGCCATCTCCAATATTTTCAGCATAGTCAAAAGCTAATGTAGTAGTAGAATTTTCAAATATACTTGTTAGTTGTAAAATTGCTTGAATTTGAATACTTGTCATCCCAGAAAAACTCAAATCAGTGTAAGAACCGGTACTTGGTGGAGTTGGAACTGGGCTTGGAGTTGGAGTTGGAGTTGGAGTTGGAGTTGGAGTTGGAGTTGGAGGTGGAGTTGGAATTGGAATTGGGCTTGGAGTTGGAGTTGGAGTTGGGGTAAGTTCATTATTTTCAACCCACATAATTGGCCCTGGTGCTATAAATGGTGTAGAAAGATGATTTGAAAAGCATTTATATATTTTTTTATTATACATTACTAAATCCGTAATATTATATACAGTATTATTTTTCCATTCTTTAACCCCTGTTTGTGGAGTTACAACGACAGGTGGAGTTACAACGACAGGTGGGTTTACAACGACAGGTGGAGTTACAACGACAGGTGGGTTTACAACAGATTTTGAAAATTGTTTAAATATATTAACAAAAGAAAATGCAGATTGTATAACACCTGAATTATCATTTGCTGCAGATGTTCCATTGGTAGATAAAGCTACATCTCTATTTTGTGACCACATGGCAAGAAGGCCCATGTAATTTGTTTGTTGAGCGAATGTAAGTAGTTCTTGTGCATTTTGTAAAGTGAATGTTTCTCCAGCAGTATCATTAACTCCGATCATAGGACAACATCCTACTTTAACATTTGGATATCCAGTTGTAAGTAATTGGTCTCTGGTACTTTTTGCTGCAGAAATAGCTGCTTGACCCATTTGTTTATTATTTTGGCCGTAATCCATTGTCATTAAATTGCAGAGATCAAATTCTAAATTATTTTGTCTAGCATTTTGAACAACTTTAATCCCATTAAAGTCTAATCCATATGGCATAACCGGTAAAGTATAGTGAATTTTAATATTAGGATTATTATTTTTTAATATAACAAGTGCTTTATTTCTACGATCAATTGAACTTTGATCTGCTACGGCGGCGCCTTCTATGTCAAAATCTAAATATTTTAATTTGTAAATGTCAATAACCATTTGGTAAGCAGTTACTAATTTATTAATATCAGTAATTGTTTGCGCTAATTCTTGTCCAAATGCACCTCCAAATGAAATTATTACATCACCACCCAAAGCTCTCAATGCGGTTATTTTATCCATAAACCAAGGAGGATTAGTAGAACTTAGTGGGTAATATCCACCCCAAGATGGCTCATTACCAGTACCTGAAACAATAAACGCTAATGTATACATTAAATTTCCAGTAGCCTTAGCGCATCCAACCATATCAAATGGAGGCCAAAGCGTTGTATCAACGTAAGGTGCTACTAAAGCACCTGCTTGAGGGGTTGGAGTTGGTGTAGGTACTGGAGTTGGTACAGGGGTTGGTACTGGAGTTGGTACAGGGGTTGGTGTAGGTACTGGAGATGGGCTTGTAAATGATGGTTTACCATGAGTAAGATTATCTCTTAATGCCGACATTAAACTTCTAGGACTATTTTCTGGCATATCAGACGAAGAGTCCCATATTATAATTCCTGCAAGATTTTTTTCATATACAATTTTACATTTTTCAATGACTGACTCTGTATTATCATAACTATTAAATACTTTACGTACTGGATCATAACTATAAGCAGCTTTAGCTTCGTCATCAAAATATTCAGTAGCACCTGGTAATGGTAATTTTTTATAATCAACGCTACCTGCCTCCCAAGTTTTATCAGGAGATCCTCCATTTGCAGGTTTACCTAAACCTTCTGTATTACCAAACCCTCTACTATAAAAGGCGGCTCCTATAAATATTTTAGTAGAAGGTACTCCTCGAGAAATATAATAATCAGCTGCTTCTTCACAACTAAAAACTCCGTATTGTGATTTTCTTGGATTTGTATGATGTGCTGGAGTTGTTTCTCCCCAAGAACCATCGTGGAAATCATAAGTCATAACATGTAATTCATCTAGATATTGATGCATAGTTTCAATAGGTAATCTTGCTTTATTTGGATCAGCTACTAAACATATACCAATTTTTCCAGAATACATACTTCTAAGCTCTTGTAAAAATAATTGCAAATTATCTGAATCTGCTTTATTCGCAATATTACCCGTATTACCATAGTTAACTCCATCATCAGATGGATATTCCCAATCTATTGATATACCATTGAAAATTGGATATTTATCTAATGTTGAAAGTATACTATTTACTAAATTAGTTCTATTAACAGGTGTAGATACAGCTTGTGAAAAATTCTTGCTCCATGTCCATCCACCAATAGAAAGGGCTATATTGAGTTTTCTACCAGAATCTAATAATTTTTTAAATTGACCAAAGTTACCAAATAATTTTGTAGATGGATCATTCCATGAATCTAATGGTAACACTCCGTTTTTGGACTCATTAAATCTTCTATCAACGTCACCCCAAGCATCTCCTGTAAAAATAGTTCCATCTGGATTTATATTCCAAAAAGCGTATGCTATATCAGTTACATGTTCAGGAATATCTTTTACTTGATAATTTCTGTCATATTGAGCCCAGCCAGTATGATAATACAAAGCTCGCTTTCCGGTTGGTGTAGTAAAATTTGTTTGCATTTTGTTTATATTTATAATCAATATAAAAAAATTAATATAAAAACGTAAAAGAATTTTTTTAAAATAATCGGGATGGATACCCATTTAATTTGTAATTTGGTAACCTACTACAAAAATGTCACTTCCATTAATTGGATTACTTGTATCTAAATTTACTATATTCACTGTAAATGAAACATCTTGTATAAAACCTGAAATGTAAATGTATGGTAGGCCACTAGCTCCTTGATATCTAAATGATAACTGTATTTGTTTAGAATTTACATTTGTATTTAATACGTTAAATGAGACTGATGCACCTGCAGTTAATGAGGCTGTAGTATCCATAATAATATCTCCTATATATGAATTATTTGTTTGTACAACTGTATTAAATGATCCTGTTAGAGACTGTGCGACTGATGAGTACGTTGAATGAACTAATTTATTTGTGGATATTATAATAGAATTTGAAGTGTTATTTACGGTAATGTTATTAGTACCATTTGCAAGCTTAGAATGAACTGAATTTAATTGTAAAAATGAATCTATTGTACCATTAATAGTATCGCCAGTCATATATAAATTACCAGATGTAAAATTTATTGCACTTAAATTTGCAGAAGAAATTGTAGATACATTAACCTGATTAGTTACACTTAAATTACCAGTAATATAAGTATTACTTAATGTAAAATTAGTATATGGTGCCATAAAATTACCACTACTTAAACTAACAGAACTACCACTAAAAAGCATTTCTATAGATCCTCCTGCACCACCGTTTATACTAGTCTGACCATTTGATAATGTTATATATTGATCAAATGAATCCAATACTAAACCGCCACTATTACCATTTAAAAATTGTAAACTAGTATTACCATCAGTAGTAGAAATAAAACTTGCCAAATTAGTTTTAGAATACATTAGATTTGCGAAATTTAAAGTACTTCCAGTAGTATCTTGAAAAAAACTTAAATATCCTTGTGTATCTCCTGTGTCAAGATATTTAATAGTTGAACCTCCTGTTCTACTTGTTATATTTAATGGAGTTCCATTTATTATAATATTTCCTTCAGTCGCAGTTAAAATATAATCATTAAGTACAACCGATTTATGGACATTTATTATACCAATGTCATCACTACATAATCTTGAAACAGACATATTAATCTATATCAATAAATTAATTTAATTTAAATAATTATTTTATAATATAGATTTACATTGTCAACTTATTCTCTAACAGTTAATGTGTATCTTGTATTTTTAGTATCTATACAATAATCCTCTAATTTTAGTAAACTATTAACAATTACCTCATTGTACATTAAATTAAAGTCTAAATTTAGTAAATTGAATCTTTCTTTTATAATAATTTTAATTTTTTGGAATGTATCTTCTTTACACGCTATTAATGTAAACACATTTTGATTGTATTTTATAATAACCTGAATATCGACTTTACATGTTTCAGTATATATAGGTGGTTTATATTTTGGTCGTTTACATTCAGGTGCTAGTCTTGAAAATGTTGAACAATGTGTCATTTAATATAACAAGGCAAAAAAAGTTTTAGTTATATTACATTACAAACTGTAATTTTATATTTTTTACCATCTACATTAATAAATGTAGAAAAGTTTTGTATTCTTGGGAGATTTATAAATATAGTCTGTATTTCACTTATAGTAAATTCTACTATATTTTGACGAGTATTAGAATTATCTAATAATATACAATTATTGTATACTAATTGATCAAAATTTCCAGATGTAAATATAAATTCGTAATCAAAATCTAATGAGCTCATATATATAAACTAAATATTTTTAATTTACTTAAATACTATCCGTCTAAAAACTTTTTAGCTTCATTGTATCCTGTATTTACAAAAAGATCCCTTGTAAATTTATCTATATTAAAATTTACTGGACTAACCTTTTTAGGTAATTCAATTACTATAGTTCTATCAAAAAAATTATCATTATCACCAGTTAATGGATTAGTAAAGTTGTTTTGTCTAATTTTTGATAACATTGTTTCTATAAAAACATTTATGTAATCTGCTAAATTTTTTATTATATTAAATCCATTGTAAAATTTATATAAATCATTTTGATATCCCTTCTGTATTAACATTATACCTATAATATTAGTATTAGTATTAGTATTAGTATTAGTATTGATATTAGTATCTTCATTTTGACATTTTATAGCTATATTTTCATAAAATTTTAGTTGTATCGGTGCTAATTCTTGAAATGTACTTTTATATTTTTTTTCAGCTTCACATACTATATAATAATAATATGGAAAGTTAGATAAAACACCGCCATCACCAAAAACGTGATCTTTTCCATTAATCGTATGTGTAATGCTTGTAAAATACAAAGGGATACTCATAGAAATTCTTATAGCATCAATTACTTTAAATTTAGGATATGTATGATGATTAAAATATATAGTATCTTGTATAGTAAAACTAGTTCCTGTTATTGTTAATATTTTACCTGTTCGTTGTGCTAATTCAATAAATGTAATATCAGATGGGATTCCTTTTAATACAAATAGTGTACTAATATACTTTATAAATTTTTTTGGATTATATAATCCAAATTTTTTAAATAAATTATGAGGAATTAATAAATCATCTATAAAATTCTTTATTATTTTATTATTTTGTTTAAATAATGTATTTTGAATTTCAAGAGACGTGTAACCTATACATAATAATGCACATAAAATAGATCCAGCACTTGTACCAGCATATTTAGTAATATTTTTAAGAATACCCCTTTCTTCTAATAATTTTAATGCTCCACCTGTTGCTATACAATTTATACCACCTCCTTCTAATATTAAGGTATCTATAACGCTAGGAACGTTAGTAAATGAGGTATCTATAACGCTAGGAACGTTAGTAAATGAGGTATCTATAACGCTAGTAACGTTAGTAACGATAGGGACTTTAGTAAATAAAGGAATTGGCAATATCATTTATATTAAAGTAACTAAATAAAAAATAAATTCTTTTTTTGTTTACTTACTTTAATATGGATTTAATCTCAGACATAGAATCAATCAATTCTGATGATTTAAGAGAAAGTATAAGAGGCTTTTCCCAAAATATCAACAATGAAAATGACAACGACGATCAAAATGAAAATGAAAATGAAAATGACAATGACAATAGTTCTCCTCAAATAACAGTAAGAGGTTGGAGCAAAATGGGTAAACAATGGGAAAAAGCTTTATCAAGTGATTCTTTTGTTTTTAAAGATGTTAAAGGAGATGGAAATTGTCAATTTAGAGCTATTGAATTAGCATTTAAAATTAGTGGAAAAAAGTATGCACATAGAGAACTACGTAAAATATTATCAAATTATATATTATCTCCAAAATTTTCAAATGAACAATTTAAGAGTATCTTAAACTTGTATCAATTAGAACAGGAAACTGGTGATTTTGAGGGTAATTGGGATCCTAGTACAATTAAAACTAAAATTCAATTTGCTAAACATATAAAAAAAGCTGGATTTCATTTTCAAGGTGACAACACGACATTAAGTATACTTTCAGTTATTTTAAAAATAGATTTTATAATACTTAATAATAATAATTTTCAATTACTTCAATTAAGTAACAATCATCCAAATATTATAATATTATTATATACAGATTCACATTATCAAACAGTAGGATTAAAATTAGGTAAATCTAAAGTTACTACAATTTTTAATAGAAATGATCTACCACATGATTTAGAAAAGCTAATTGATAAAGAAATGTATTTAAAAGAACAAGTTGAAAAATGCTGGAATGCTTCTCAAAATGAAGGATCTGATGGTCCTATTTGTAATTTTACTTTAAATGAAATATACAACTATCTACAATCTGAAATTATAAATAGAAAATTACTACAAGATGAAAGAAAAATAGTTGCTAATTTATTAAAAGGTTATATTAATCTTACAACAGGACTTAAACGAAAAAAGAGTAAAATATTAAAAAAGATTTAATTAAACTTTAATTAGCGTTAGTAATAACGAAAAATAAAATATTTGTTTATTATAAAACAATGGAAAAATTATCAACTGAACATATTATTTTATTAAGTATTATAGCTATATTATCATTATATATTATATATAATTGCACTAAAAAAATAGAAAAAAAACAAAAAGAAACATTTGAAAGTACATATGAAAATAACAGTGCTAAATTATCATCTGCATCTAAACAATGTTCCGATGCATCTTTATCAAAAAATATTTTAACTTACGTTGTCAATGACATAAACAAACAAAATTTGCATTAATCAACCCGAGTTGCTTCGCCATTTCGTGTGATAATATATCACATATTATTGCATTCGGCCGTGAATACGCACTTGCCGCGGCTTGAGTTGATTAAAAAAATGTATTTTATTAAATATATATAATAAAATATAACTACAAATGAACTCCTCAAAGGAAAATTTAAAACGAATTTTATATAAACAAAAAATAAATGACATTTCATTTATAGATTTACTTGATAAATTATCCAAAAATACAATAGAATTAATTACAAAAGACCTACAAATAGAAGAATCTACTGTCAAAGATATTTTATATATATTTTGCGATGGAGGAACAAAAAACAATGGTAGTAAAAATGCAAAAGGTGGTTATTCTGTATATTTTACAGATGAGACGTATTCTAAATTTAATGTAACTAAAATAGTTAAAGAACCTACTAATAATATATGCGAACTTAGAGCCATTAAAAATATATTCAAAACAATATCTGAAAATCCAGATTTATTTAAAGAAAAAAATGTAATTATTTGCACCGATTCACAATACTCAATTAACTGTATTACTAAATGGAATACTGGATGGATTAAAAATGGATGGAAAACTGCAAAAGGACAAGAAGTTAAAAATAAAGAATTATTACAACAAATATTAGAATACTCGGGCTCCCTTAGTACAGTCACTAATGGACAAGGTAATATTCAATTTTCATTTAAACATATATATTCTCATCAAAAAGAACCGTTCAATAAAAAATCATTAGATTACTATATGTGGAATGGGAACCGAATCGTGGATGAAAATATTAATAAAGCATTATTAATAAATGAAAAATTACATAATTAAATTTTATTATAAGATTTTTAGACGGTTAGATCTGTGTCATTAGTATAGTACCCAGATCCTCGTTGAACTGAACGTTTACGGGATTTACGTGCAGATTTCTTAGATTTACGGGCAGATTTCTTAGATTTACGGGCAGATTTCTTAGATTTACGGGCAGATTTCTTAGATTTACGGGCAGATTTCTTAGATTTACGTGCAGATTTCTTAGATTTACGGGCAGATTTCTTAGATTTACGGGCAGATTTCTTAGATTTACGTGCAGATTTCTTAGATTTACGGGCAGATTTCTTAGATTTACGTGCAGATTTTCTAGATTTGCGAATAGATTTCTTAGATTTACGCATAGATTTTCTGGCGGATTTACGACCCTTACCTTTCATAGAACGTTTGCGAGATTTACGTCCAGATTTACGGGCAGAACGTTTGCGGGATTTACGAGCAGATTTACGGGCAGAACGTTTGCGGGATTTACGAGCAGATTTACGGGCAGAACGTTTGCGGGATTTACGAGCAGATTTACGGGCAGAACGTTTGCGAGATTTACGTCCAGATTTACGGGCAGAACGTTTGCGAGATTTACGTCCAGATTTACGGGCAGAACGTTTGCGAGATTTACGTCCAGATTTACGGGCAGAACGTTTGCGAGATTTACGTCCAGATTTACGGGCAGAACGTTTGCGAGATTTACGTCCAGATTTTTTACCAGATTTACGAGAAGATTTTTTGTTTAATTTTCTGAGGCTAATACAATTACCAGATTTAGATAGTCTTTTACTAGGTGGACAAACTTTACTTGAAGTTTTTAACTTGAAAGCTTCTTCATACACAGAACTTGCCATATTACTAGTTCTAGGTTTTGGTGATTTTCTTAGTTTAACATTTTTAATATCAGATAATAGACTTCCTCCGTGCATTTGTGTTTTAATATAACTCAATAAATAAAAATTTTTTAATTCGTTTAAAAATTAAATTAAATGCACTTGTTTAAAATTTAAATTAAATGCATATGTTTAAATTTTAAATTAAATGTATTCGTTTTTGATAAAACTTTTTTTTAAAAAGTTGTAATAATGAAATTGGAAAAGATAGATAATAATTTTTATATTGTATCAGACAAAATATTTAATAATATAAAATTTATAGAATTCAAGCGGGTACAAGAAGGTACGATGCGGGAAGATAATGAAGATAATGAAGAGTATTTTACAAAAGAAATTACTGAAATAACTTTTTCAAAATTTAAAAATAAATTTTTAATTGAAAATCCAGATACAATTATAATTACACAATTAAATAAAGAAATTCTTGAATTACCGATTGTAATTCACGCCGACACTGACATTGACAATGAATTAACGAATAAGCTAGAGAGTTTACAAAATATGTTATCACCGATAAGTAATGGCGATCCACAAGAATCATTTGAATTATTTGAAAAAATGGGATCTGGATTATCTAAATTACTGAGTACAGCACCAGTGATTCTTCCAGAACAACCTTCTAGTAATTTGTTATTTTCAATAAAAAAGAAATAGAGCTTACCAAAACCCATCAATAAATTGGTGAATATGGTAAATTAATTTTCCCTGATACTTAAGTCTCTATGTTTTAAATATAATTCACTAAATACTTTTTGTATATTTTTAAGATATTTAAATTTATCACATACATCCCCATTTAAAAATTTATTTCTGGTATCTTCTTTTTGAGTTTTCCAAAATTCTATTGGTTTACTTTCAAGTATTTTTATTTTCTTAATAATTTCTTCTGTACTATTACAGACATAAAAATCAAGATCGCTATTTTTAAGAATACTACAAGATACGTTTTGGGCATGAAAATATGTAACTGAATCATAAAGACTTAATACAGGACATCCCATAGAAAGTGCTTCACATGTAGTTGTAGTACCACTATAAGGCCAAGTATCAATACTTATATCACATGAATTATATGTTTCTACATGAGATTCATGACTTAAAGTACAATCAATAATAATAATTCTATCTTGGACTTTTTTATCAAATTTATTTAGAAAATTTTTACGAATTGCTAGATTAATCAGCGCTTTAGTTTTAAATAACATTTTTACATTAGGACATGCTATCATAATATTATTAAATTCTGTTATAACTGTATCTGTAATTTTATTTATTCTATTAAAACATCCAATAATTAATTCGTTTGGATTTTTTAATCTAGGTGTACTTTTAATATCTGGTAATTTAAATTTATATGGCACTGGACTACTATTTGTTCTTAAAACTTCAGGATCGTAACATAGGAAACACTTATCTAATGCAATTAACTTTTCTGAATAAAATTTTTGAGAAACTGTAAAGTCTCCATCGCATATATTATCAGTAAATCTGTAGTCAATCTCGCTAAGACCGGATGTAAAGGGATAACCTATGTAACATATAGAAATCGGACATGGTTTTAATGAAAAAAGGTCTAGTCTATTATGACCTGTGTTTCCTGCTAAATCCAATAGAATATGCACATTATCATTATGAATCAGTTGAGCTGCTTGATGAGCACCCATACCTTTAATTAATTTAAAAGTTACACCCCCACTTTTTCTACCTTTATTTAATAAATCAGTATCAATTATCATTTCACTATAACATGTAATATTGAATTTAGAGACATCGAAATCGCGTAATAAAGTACTTATAAAATAACTAACTGGATGATCTATAAAATCACCAGACACAATTCCTATATTTATTTTAGAACTTTTAAAATATTCTTTATTCCATTTAAATGGAATATGACCAATTTTTAATTCAGCGTACAACTTGTTAATAAGTTTGTGTTGGTTAGTAATATACATAGGGTCTTCTAATTGATCAAATATATAACATAAATTCATAAGTTTATTTTGAAATGGAAGTGCTGACCTAGGGCATATAGTTAGTGCTTTATTATAAGCTTCAATGCTTTTATTATTGTCTCCATTGTAAGCAAATAAGGATCCATAATTGAGATAAATTTCAGCTAATAAAAATTTAGAATCAGTTGACATAAATGTTTTTGAATAATTTTCAATAGCTTTAAGGTAACAGTCTTCTCCTAAATCTGTACGTCGCATTTCAGTATACACGACACCTAATTGATTATTAAGGTCTGGGTCATCTGGTTGCAATTCAAGAGCTTTTAAAAGATAATGTAAACTTTGCGGCCATTGTTTAATATTTCTATAAACCGATGCAATTCCATTATTACAATTCAAAAGTAGTCTTTTTTTTTCATCTGGGGTCAATGTTGAGTCACTTTGATTCAAGTGTATACTTAGGTTGTAATGTATTATACTTGATTCTAAATTATTAAGTCTTTTATATATATGACCAAGATTGTAATGTAAAGTAGAATTACTAGGAGCAAATAACAATGATTGTCTAAGATAATTTAATGATTTTTCAGGATCTCCTTGTGAAAAATATGTCAATTGTGTATATATACTTACTATTTGCTGAATAGCACGATTATTTTCAAAATCTACACGTAAAATAGACATAAAACAATTTAAACTTTTATTAAAAATTGCATTTTCTAAATTTGATAATTCAATTGGATCACTTGTATTTCTATTAGCATTATTTTTTAGTAAATTATTATATTTTTCACGAACAGAATATTCTGCTATATCTTTTAATAATGTTCCTAAATTAAAAAAAGACTCTAAATAAATATTACGGGGAATTCTTGGCTGTGAATCTAATAATAAATATTCAGTTCCGTCAACCGCGCAAACAATTTTATTAAGATAACTACAAGCTTCAATTCTATATAAATTTTTTTGTTCTTCTGAGGGGGGTTCCGGGCCCCCATGACGAGTATCCGACGATGTGAACAAATGTTTTATACATTCAATTGATTTTTTATATAATATTTCGTAATTTTTTACAGATTCTAACTGTTCTTCTTCAGATGGTATGTAATCTAAATCAAAATTCATTTAAATTTAGACGTATAAAAAATAAAATATATAAACGAAGATCCTTTTAAGACTTTTTTGTAAAGTTTGTTATTTTTTTTTCATTAAAATTGAATTTAAATATATTATATAAATTTTAAATGACAACCCCTATTGAAATTTATAAATTTGAAACATTGTATTGTTTAGATAAAGCTGGTAAATTAAAACAATGGGACATTAGAGTAGAAAATAAAGAAAAATATTCTGAAATTATTACTATTTATGGTTATACTCGTAAAATTGAAACAAACACTAGAATAACTAATGGTAAAAATTTAAAAAAGTCTAACGCAACTACTCATTATACACAGGCCATAGCCGATGCACAAAGTAAATGGAATAAAAAGAAAGATATTGAAGGATACACGGTGGTTATGCTAACTCGCGACGGAACTATTAATACAACGTCGTTTGGGGGCGTAACCCCCTTACCTATGCTTGCTCAAGAATTTAATAAAAATAAAAAAAAAGTAGTATATCCGGTTGCAATTCAATGTAAATTAGATGGTTACCGCTCTATTTATAATAGTAATACTAATCAAATTACTACTAGACAAGGAAAAGACTTTTTAATCATCACGAAATCTGGTAAATTGTATGAAGAATTACAACAATTAAAAAAATATAAATTAATTTTTGATGGCGAGTTGTATTGTCAAAATGTACCATTTGAAACATTTGGAGTTCTTCGTAAGACAAAAGGATTCACAGAAACTGATCTTGAAAATTTATCCAAAATTGAATATCATATTTATGATATTATTGATACTGAAATTTCATTTAAAGAACGCAATGAAATTCTAAATAAAATAAATAAAGAAAATACATTTAGTAAATTGAAATTTGTAGAAACATTAGTTGTATCTTCAGAAGAAGAAATTAAAGAAAATCATACCAGATATTTATCAGAAGGATATGAAGGTACAATCGTACGTACATTAAACGGACTATATAAATGCAAATTTAGAAGTTTTGATCTTTTAAAATATAAAGATTTTCAAGATGCAGAATTTGAAATTGTAGATTTTACAGAAGAAAAAGATACAAGTGGTGCTGACTCCAATCTTATTGTATGGATAGTTAAAGTAAATGAAACTAATAAATGCAGAGTTCGCCCTCAAGGTACAAAAAAAGAAAGACAAGAATTGTATAAAAAGTGTGTTGAAAATTTTAATCAATTTAAAGGTAGAAAATTATGGACAAAATTCTTTGAGTTTACTGGAGATAGAAATTTGAGATTTCCAACTAGCAAGACTAATAGTTATGAAAGTTACATTAGAGATGAAATTTTATAAATTGTATTGATTTTCCAGAACAATTAAAAAATAAAAAAAATGATTAATTAATTAAATTAATTTTTTTATAAAAATGCAACTAATTACTATTTTCACAAGTCTTCTTATTACATGTGCTCCGCAAGTTTTTGCAGCAGGTGTTTTACTAGTTCCTAAAAGTTCGTCTTCTTTTATGGCACTTGGTACTTTTAACCTTGAACACAGTGTAGAACACCTTGCTACATTCAATTCTCATACCGTCTATAAAACTAGTCTACGAAACTACAAACTTTACCAAAATACATTTGAAAGTTTATATGAAGTTGAAGTAGATGAAGTTGTAACTCTTGACCCAAGTTTACTAGATGTAAGTTCTCCTCATGATGAGGTTACCCTTGCGCAAACTCCATGGCATCTTGATCGTATTTCTAAACGCGCACTTCATCTTGATGGAACGTATCCTTACAGTGAACCTGGAAGTTGTCATCGTAATTCTAAACTTGAAATAAATACATATATCGTCGATACAGGAATTGACGTTTCTCACCCAGAATTTCAAGGACGTGCAACTTGGCTTGCAAATTTTGCAGGCGATAACCAAGATACTGATTGCAACAGCCACGGAACGCACTGCTCCGGGCTCGTTTCAGCAAAAACATTTGGAGCATGCAAAGATGCCAGAGTATTTGCTGTTAAAGTTCTAAACTGTCAAGGATCAGGTTCTTATTCTGGTATTATTGCAGGTCTTGACTTTGTTTACAAACGTCATCTAGAACAAAGTGCTAAAAATCCCAATGTTCGTAGTATTATGAGCATGTCACTTGGAGGAGGTAAAAGTATGGCCATTAATCGCGCAGTTGAAAATATGCTTAAAAGTAATACTATGTATGTAGTCGTAGCAAGTGGTAATGAAAACTCTGATGCATGCAATACTAGTCCGGCCTCTGCTAAAGGTGTATTTACTGTAAATGCAATGGGCCGAGATGATTCTCGTGCCTATTTTAGCAATTACGGACCATGTAGTGATATTTATTCTCCAGGTGTCGATATTGAGTCTACAGTCCCAGGTAATAAAACAGCCGTATATTCAGGTACAAGTATGGCTTGTCCGATAACAGCTGGTGTTTTGAATCACTACGTGGATATGTACCCAAATATGAATATGGCGCAAATCAAGCAAAAAATGCTAAGTGAAGCAACTAAAAATGCAATCACTGGTAACCCAAACAAAAGAACACCTAATCTACTAGTATATCTTAATCGAGTCTAAATGTTAAGTAGTAATATATCTTATAAAATATATTTTTTATAAGAAATTTAGATAGAAAGAAATCCTGAATGAACTAATCTTAAAAATGTAATTTGAAATCCAGTTTTTGGATGAATCCAATCTATTTTGTTAGATTTTATAGAATTATCTCTTATTAATAATGGTTGTAAGTTTGTATAATGCGTACAAGTTTTTATTTGATTTATATCAGTTAAATCAAACCAATCACATGGGATAATATGATCTAAATGCCATATTTCTCCATAATTATCAAATGACATATTATTATAAAATTGTAGTTGTAAATGATTTACAAGAGAATCTAAATCACAATCTATTAATTTTTCTGTTTTAGGCTTTTTAATTTTTATATTACCTAATAACTTTCTTATTCTTGCTCTTATATTTTCTACTAATTTAAATTGTATATTAGTATTTAATTTATGTTTCTTTTTTTGATATAATTCTTTTGCAAGTCCCTTTCTATAAATTTTACCACAATCTTTACAAATATTTGAATATCCATCTGTTGTTCCTAATTTTTTACTAAAATTTTGTAATACAGTTTTAGATTTATCACATGTATTACATTTTTTTTTATCATTATCTAGATATTCTTTTCTTATTTTATTTCTATCAATATCTTTTTTTCTTGAGCAAATTAAACACCAACTATAAAATCCAGAAGTAGTCCCTTTGTGTATAGAATATTCGTTTAATTCTTTTGTTTCAGAACATATAGAACATTTTTTTGTTTGCGTTTTATCAATATCTTTTAAAATTTCAGTATTCTTTTCTGTATTTTTTTCACGTAATTTTATCTTAGATTCATTCATACATTTCTTACAATCTTTTCTATAATTACCAGTTTCTGATCGTATATAGAAATTATCTAATGATTTTTCAATATTGCATTTATTACATACTTGGGACATCAATGGTTTTTTATTTAAAAATAAATATTTTTTATGTTTAAATCAATTTTAGTTTTGGGCGAGCTTCAGCTCGTCGAAGAGCCTTTTGTTAAAAGGCTAAATTTCATATTGTGATACATTTAGATTACCGTTTTTTGCATTCTGCATACGTTGTAGATCATCTGTATCAATAACGCTATCAATTATACTGTATTCTCTAGTAAGACGGGCCGTGGCATCTGTAATGGGGGTTTTTATACTTGTTAAGTCGCTTTCTAATTGTTTTATACGAAAATTTAATTCATTTAAACGTGAATCGTATTTTTTATGGTCATTATCATTTTTAAACCAAGTTCTATATAAAATGGTAAAAACACACACCGTACTTATTAATAAAAGAGATTTTGACATTATTAAATTACTAGATCATTTTATTTTTAAAATACTAACGCAAAATAAATTAATAAAAAATTGATTTAAATATTATTTTTTTAAAATTATAAAAACATGCAATTTATTATTAAACCTACTAATGATGAAGTAAAAGAAAATTATATTAATCATGGTACCTATAATCCTTCAGATAGCGGTCTTGATTTATTCATTATAAAAGACACTACTATTAAACCTGGTGAAACTCAATTAGTAGATCTAGGAATTCAATGCCAATTACGTTCATGGAATTGGTTACAATTTAAATGGAATTATCATAGTTACATGTTATTTCCTAGATCTAGTATATCTAAAACATCACTTAGACTTGCAAATAGTATTGGATTAGTAGACCAGGGTTACACAGGAAATATCAAGGCTGCTTTATATAATCATTCTAAAAATGAGTTTACACTTAAAAAAGGCGATCGTTATGTTCAATTAGTTAGACCAGATCTTGGTAGTGTATCTTTTAAACTTGTAGAATCATTGAGATGCACACAGAGAGGATCTGGTGGTTTTGGGTCAACAAATTTTGTTAAAAAATAAAGTTAATAAAATTGAATTAAAATTAATTTTTCAAACACATATCAAATGTTTGAAGAGTATTATAAACGCAAAAATGCAGTAATTGTTGGTATATTTCTATTATGGAATTGTTTTTTATTAATTGATTCATTTATTCTTTTACCAGTTAGTTACATTATGGCTATTATTACTCTAAGTGTATCTGGAATTTTTATTCTAGGTTGCTTGTGGTGGGGTTATATGACATATAAAAAGGCTTGAATAGGTTAACTCAAAAATAAGAATTTTTATTTTTTTTTAATTATTTTTGGTATAGTCTTTTTATGGTTGTATGGGTTCTAAAGTCTCTAGTCAAGTGAATAATTGCAAGTAACTTGGAAATAATGTAAATCTAGACTTGAACTTTGGAATTTTACGCTTACATTTGTTGATCCAGTTACTCCAAAACCAAGTACATTGAATAGTGGTATAACATTTGTATCATCTGTATATCCAGTAACATTTGTTATAACTTCAGTACGATACAACAAAGCATTTGATTTTCCAGGAAGTGAAAATTGTATTTCACAATTACTACTTGAAGTACTAGGGAGTACATCAAATGCTAATGTAAATACACCTGAACCACCAACAGTCATTAATTTATTATTATTAGAACTATTAAATGTACAATTTATAGGAGAACTAAATGTAGTTGCTGGAGATGTAACACTACCAGCAGCATTAAGAGCACCACTTATAAACAAGTCACCTCCAAGATACAAGTCTTTATTAATTGAAACACCTCCATTTACGGTTAATGCTCCTCCAGAACTTGTATTACTACTATTTTGAGTTGAAGCTATACCCATACCTCCAAATACAATAAATGCACCAGTTGTACTATTAGTTGTATGTTTTGTGCTGTTTATACTTGTTATACCTACTGAATCTATATTCATTGCTAAAACCTCTCCATTGTACATTTTAATATTACCTCCTGTATTTGTACCAGAATGTAATACTACGCTTCCAGCACTCGCTGACACTCCGTTACTATACATAATAATAGATGAACCAAGACTGGAGTCAACTGTATTAGTATCAGCTGCAGTTAGACCAAGATACCCAGTTGTATTATTGATTGAAATAAAGTTATCACCTAGAATTGTTAATGGAGAATTGTTATGTGTAGTATTTATACCAACAAAACCACTTGCATTAATTGTTAGTGCCTTATTTGCTAAATCAGGAGTGTTTGAACTACTATTGTATGTAATACTAAATTGCGAATTATTTACCAATGTACCATAACGTTGACTTGTACCATTTTCAACATAATCTACGTAACTAAATTGCGATGCATCGTTCTCTAGTCTCATTGTAGCATTCAATTTGCGAATGTGAATAGATTCTAATGGAGTGTATTGACCAGATCCAACTCCAATATTCATACCAACAATTAAATTTTTAGCTATCCCGGCTCCACCAGCTGATGTAAGAGTACCTCCATTAGTAGAAGACACGCAATTACTTGTACCAGATATAGCTATTGAACCTAATGTATATATAGAACCGGTTGTAACTCCTGTACTTGTAGTAGTATCAGTGGAATACAGTTTAGACAATCTTAAATCTGCATTGTTGTTGACATTAACTTGACTTGACTTTTTATCTGTAAAAGATAAACTAAATGTATTATTCACATGATCATAGTAATTAGCAATGAGTGTATTATTATATAAATAAACAGTATCTCCTAATGAAGGATTACTTGTAGTAAATGGTGTACTAAGAGTTGCTACACGCTGAGTTCCATTGTAGCTTGTAATTTCTCTTACTTGACCTACATTTGCACCTGTATATACTCTTACCCACCAGCCAGTATAATAGTCATCAACTGAACTGGCAAGATTACTTAGTTTTAATTGATATGAAGCAGGTCCTAATTCTTGAGTAGGAATTGAATCAATATAAGCGGGTGAAATGTCATTAACTATATCACCTAGTCCTGCGTCATTTGGTTGTTGATACCTTTGTAAAAGTATACCCAAGTCACGAGATCCTGTGACTAATTCATTATTATATCCAATAATTGGCAAGTTATCAGCTGTTTTTGTATAACCTTCCATAGTAACATCACCAAATGTAAATTGAAGAGTACTTTCTATTCTAGTTGAATACTCTTGAGTCCAAGAACCAATGTATCCACTTGTTGTTCCGTTAGGTACAGTTGACGTACCTTCAAATGATATACTCAAAGGAGTGCTACTTACAAGAACATTTATATTTGTTTCACTATTACTGGGGACTAAAGTGTATAATTGGAATTGAGATAATGTATCTTTAAACACGTAACTTGCAACTTTGTTTACATTGTCAAATGCAGTAGACCCATAGTGATAATGACTCGTGTTACAATTTCCACTAGTAACAGATGCAATTAATTTAAGACCACTTGACATTCCATTCCCACCATTGCCGTTAAAATCTATTTCGGCGTATCCAGAGACTTGGCCAAGATATATCCATAATGCAGATCCGCTTGTGTTTGTTATAGTTGAATGCATGGCATTACCAGAAAAGTTTACTACTCCAAGTGCATTTACAGGCCCTGAAAAATTAGTTATTACATTACTTGTAAGATTCAAGTTACTGCTTGTAGTACTAGGAGTGAATATTACACTTGAATTACCAAGATTATTAGAAAGAACTGTTGTTAATTGTGATCCAGTTGTATTTTGACCTAAATTTATAGTACCATTTACACTGTTTGGAATTATATAAGATACTCCAGATGAATTTGGGGAAGTAATAACTATAGACTTGCCTTGTGTATTAGATAATTCAATTGAAGAATTCATTATTTGCAATTTTGATTGCAATGATTTCCAAGCTATGTACCCGGTGTTACCATTAACATTAAGGTCACTTTGTTCTACTTTTATAGTGTATCCAGATACATCTGAGATTACATTCAAATTACCATTTGTAAAATTAATGGAATATCCATCCGGTGACACTAAGGTTCCACCTATCTTTAAAGTGCTTGAATCATTTAATACTAAACCAGTGCCATGTATAGTGACTATATTTGAATTTGTATTATTGTATCGTGTAAAATTAATTGGTGTAAATGAATCAATTATACGAGGATTATCTGGTGTCATAACAAAATTATTATTTTCAGTACTTGTAAAATACATTCCCCCAAGATACGCATCAGTTAGAGCATTAAGTGTACTTCCAACGTACATATTTTTTACAATACTAGCTCCACCTGAAATGATAAGAGCTCCTCCATTACTTATATTTACAGCGTCTGATGTATTTTGAATACTAAGTCCGCCAGATACAAAAAGAGCACCTGTAGTTGAACTTGTAGTAGGATCAGTTGAAACAATATTTAATTTGTACAGATTACTTGTATTTTTAACTGCATATAAACTTCCCCCAATATACAAGTCTTGAGATACAGCTGCACCACCCGCAATTGTTAATGAACCACCACGAGTAATTGATGTACTATTGACATTATTATTAATACTAACTCCACCTGACATAATAAGTACTCCTGTACTTGAATTTAGACTGCTTGTATTATTAGCAAATGTAACTATACCATTTGTTTTAAATGTTCCATTTATATCTAAGGTGTATCCTGGAGCGCTTGTAGCTATTCCGATATTACCATTTGAAAGAACAGTTAATCTAGATACTTGATTCGTAGCAAGTTGTATAATAGATGTTGTATCAATCTGGTCATTAGAAATAACAAATGCATTTGAATAAATATTACTGGCATATTGATTATAATTTCTAGTCATACCAATAGTTGATTTTTGATTTCCAGAGTAACTAAATACTAATTCAGGATAGGCATTTGAATTATTTCCATCAGTATCTGCATCTAGTAGTAATGTAATTGTATTTGAATTTTTAATATGAAAGTCTTTTGTAGGTGCACTTGTTCCAAGACCTAATCTTACATTTGTACGGTCGTAGAATAATTTAGTATCAGTAGAAATTGCACTTGATCCATTACCAAATAATAAATTACCTAATGTAAACTTATTCGAACCAGTTCCACCATAAGGTACTTGTACAACACTTCCTTGCCAAGTTCCAGTATTAATTGTTCCTAATTGCGTAACATGAGATTGATCTGTTGTAGTTTGCAATGGACTACCACTACCACCAGTTAAACCTGTACTAAGAGCTGTATCTTTAATTCGTAGTGCATCTGCAATTATTTCAATACTAATATTATCCACAACAACATTTAATTCATTGAAATTCTTACTTAATCCATCACCAGCTTGTACTTGACCTAATCCTGTAAATTCTGTAAAATTCAAGGGCATACTTCCTACATTATCAGAATAACTTGGAGTGTTACATATCCATCCTAAACCTGAATTAACTGCTCCATTTTTAACAAAACAAAATATACCGGATGCACTAGAATTTTCTGCTAGATCGATTGTTCTTGTTGGTGTACTATTAGTTACATTGTAAAGCCCATTTTCAATTTGATTAGACTGGTCTTTGATTAAAATACGATCAAATTCTTGTAATGTATATGTGTCAATCACTGTTCCTACTACGAAATCTGTTGCTAAATTTCCGGATGTTGTAGTTGCAACTGTTACTGAATCTTTTACATACAACCCTTGTTTTATTAAATCTACATATGCTTTAGTAGCTGCTTCTTGTGGATAATCTGGATTTGCTAAATTTACTATTTTATTATTAAGCATATCAATTGAGGCTGCAAAGCTAGAACTTCCACCTACATTAAAGTTTTTATGAACAGCAACACCACCAGATACTATCATTGCACCTGAACTAGTATCTACTGAATTTGTTGTATTTACAATAACATTTGTTAAATTTGTAGTTAATTTATTTAGTAACGTATTGATTATAACGTTTCCATTAATATTAACTGCATTTGAATTTGTACTATTTACAATAATATTTGAATTTGCCGTAATTACTTTACTGATTGTATCAACGTTAAATACATTATCACCTGTAGCACCATTTATAGAAAGTGCACTTACGCTGTCTACTGAATCGTTAATTTTCCCAGTAACAAAAACGTCCTTTACAACACCTAGGCCTCCGTAAACTATAATTGCACCAGTAGTTGAACTAGTACTATTTTCTGTAGATAGTTGTGAAAATACACCTAAAGTATATAAATTACCAGTATCAGTTTCAATTGAAAATAATTCTTTTGTTGAATTATCAGTTGTTACACTAAATTTAGGTTTAGCACCACTTGAACCGTAATCTGTATGACTTGGGATATTCATAGTCATAACTCTTCCTGTATTAAAAGTTGACGTACCTCTTCCAATAAGATAATTTGATACTGTATCATATGTTGACTTAAGTGACATCAATGAATAACCGTATAATGAACTATTACTATTAATGGATACTGAAGCTGCGTTATTAGTTCCATCTCCTGTAGTTACACTTACTTTACCCGTAATTGTACTTGAATCTACATTTATAAACGTAGTTGCTCCATTTTTAATAGTTAGTGCATTTGCTGATGTACTATTAATTACTACACCACTATCAGTTGTAATAGTTTTTGCTACTCCTAGCCCTCCATCAGTACGTATTGAACCAGTTGTTGCAGAAAAACTTTCTAAAGTACTTGAATTGTATAATTGCGATGTAGCTTGTATATAATTATTAGCCGTAATACTTAATATCCCAGATGAACTTCCTGATATAGCATTAACCGCGCCAAGTGTTAATAATGTACCAGTGCTAATATTAATAGAAAATCCACTCCCAGGAATTAACGAAATATCTTGCGTACTTGTAACTGTCAATTGATTATTACTATTTGCTGAAATAACTTGATTACCTGTAGCTCCAAATTTAAGACCATTACCAGTTGGAATACGTACATTATTCCCAGTGCCAGTACCAGGATTTAGTAATATATTATTTCCAGCATTTACTGTTAAATCATTATTTGTGTTAGCTGTAATTTGTTGATTGTTATTACTAAAAGTAACTGGTACATTTACTGGAATTAATACCCGGCCTCCAATCCCATTACCTGGTGACAATAATACATCCTGACTACCTGCTACTATCATGTTATTTGAACTATCAGTATATACTTTTTCATTTACTGTAGAAAATATTAGAGGTATTTGATTTGGTATAGATACTGCTACTGTTGGAGTCAGCCTCAAAGTACTTCCTGCACTAATACTTAGATTACCAGATGTATCTGCTTTAATTTGCTGGGTGTTACCTCCAAATTTAATTGGGATATTTACTGGTACATTAATATCTGTGTTCGCATTTAGATTCAGTGCACTTGTACTTAATGTCAATGAACCTGTACTACTTTGGATAGTACTTGAAGTTGTATTACTTGTATTACCTAGATTTATATTACCATTAATTGACAAATTTTTACTAATACCAACACCTCCATTTATAACTAAAGTTCCATTGCTAACATTTGTAGAATTAACTGTACTAGTGAGTGTTAATGGTATAACTACTGTATTTGTACTATCAATACGTTTATTAGTATTATTCCACACCATAACTCCACTCGTAAGTGGTGCGTCTTCTCTAACCACAACAGCTTGAAATGGGTTCACGTTACCTGGAGATATTACTCCAACTTGTCCTACTCTGGTTGTTGCAGTTGTTTCATCATAAACTATTCTGTAGTTTGTTAAAGTACCTCTATCAATTTCTATACCTCCTTGATTAAGAGTTACTCCAGAACCTGTTTCTTGATTATTTAATAATAAAATATTGTCTTCAAATTCTGTAATAGCTGTATTTATAATAGTTGTATTACCATCTACATATAAATTCCCTTCAATAGTTGCATCACCAGTTAGACGCAAATTAGCAAATGTTGGAGAACTACCACTTAAAACTGCTTGGTTTAACCAAAGGTCATGTTGATTTACACGCCCATTACTATTTTGATAATCAATTCTACTATTAGTCACTGGTTTTGGCATAATGTAGCTTACTTAATATAATACAATTAAAAAAAAAAAAGAATATAAACTTGAAATAATGAAATTTTATTTTTTTTACCTTGATTTTGGTTAAATAGTGATTTTATTAGAAATTAAAAATATTTAGTTAAAGTATATATGTCACAACCACGTCGTTATTCTGATATTGGAAGTAGAGAATCATTTTTTGGTGATGTAGACGAAGATGGATATATAGTTGAAGATAACTACGAAGAAGACCAACAAAATTTTGATCCATTAATGATTATAGAAAAAATAAAAGATGCCGAAAATATGTCATGTCCAAATACTAGTGTTCTAACATTTGAAACGCTAAGTATAACTGACTCCGATATAACATTAATTAAAACTAAAAATAATAATAATAGTTTTGTAGAAGGCTTTTGTATTTCTAAATCCGAAATTATAGAAGCTTTAAAATCTGATTTAGCAAGTTCAAGTCCAACTTATATAATGAGTATATATACTACACCAAAAAAAATGAAAGATAGATATACTGGATTTACAGGAAAAGCTACTGGAAAAATTATAATTAGACTAACTAATAATATGTATATTACATTAGGATCAGCTTATAGATTACTTCATTCAAAAGATAAAATATTATATGCTTTACCATTATTTGGAGGGAATAAAAGACGAATAGGTAATTTACAAAGTTTATATGGAGCTAGTATGAATCATGGAGCTATTCCAGGTGAAATAATTTTCAAACTATATACAAATTCAGAAATTGAAAGTGGAGTTGTAGTAAATGAAAGTAGAAATGATTATCCATTATCATTATTCATAAATTATCAAACTGAAACATTATTTAATATATTAGGATTAGATGAACTGGAAAATATTAGGTTAATTAAAAACAAAATATTAATAAAATTTATTAATAGTATTATAAAATATTTAATAACATACTCTAATGAAATACCTATATCTCAACCAAGTCATGATTTAAATGAAAGTGACGATAATGAAAGTGACGATAATGAAAGTGAATATGGCAATGATGAGTCTGACGACGATGATAATTCAGCATGGAATCTTTCTTAAATTCGACTGGTTTTAAAAGATATCCATTTATTACAAATCCATTTTTCACCTGTATGAACTGTATTACCTCCATGATAACTAGACTCGTTAATTTTACCATTTTTTAAATTATAAAAAATGACAGCCTTCCCCTTTTCTGGTTTTACAACTTTATTTAGTTTAGGGAAAAATGTTTCTCCTCCTGTGTAGTCGTCATTTAGATATACTAATATTGTAGCATATCTATATCCACCATATTCCTGGGTAGTATTTAGTTCGTTTGGATCAAATGAATCATAATGACCAGCAAAAAATCCACCAGGTTTATACTTTACTATTTGTAATGGCTCTTGATCTAGTATATTAGTATTTGTCAATTTAGCGGATTTTTCTGATATTAATTTAGCAATTTGATTGTCTTTATTTGTTATCCAAGCTTGTTCTGATATTCTAGTTTGTTTATCATTTTGCATATTTAAATTTTTGTCTTTATTATTTGCTACATAACTACTAATAAGATTTCCTGATGCACTTTTAATAAGTTTATCACATTGACTATCTGTTAAAAAATGTGGTATTTCGATAATCTTATCTTCATCAATAAATTTTTCATTCACACTCTGTAGTACAACTACAAGTACAACTACAAGTACAACTACAAGTACAACTACAAGTACAATCCTAATAAATATAAATGTAAATGTAAATTCATTCATATTATATTATATTTAAATAAATATTTTTTTTTATTTAAACAAAAAAAATACATCAAAATTAGACAATTTACTTTTCAGAATTCATTCTTAATTTTTTTAGTTAGTTATGCATTTAAAACGGAAATTTAATGATACAAATCCTGGATAAATTTGGGATATATATTGAATTTGACCACTACTCGTTATACTAAAATCAATTATACTATCACCTACATAACTTTGTACAATTTGCCAATTAGTACCCATATTACATCCGCGTATTTGATAATTAGAATATAAATTAGTAGAAGCTATTAATTGAACAGAAATATATATATCAAAACTAAAAACATAATTTGGAAATACAAGCCCAGTTATATCGGCTGTATTATCATTTAATAAATTAATAAAAGAAGTACTACTTGGTATATCAGCTTTATTCGGTGTCATATTTACACCATTAACAGTAAGTTCAGTACCAATATATAAATTTTTAGCTATACTAGCGCCTCCAGCTATAGTCAAACTCCCGCCTGAAGTTATACTTGTAGCACCTGTGATGCATGTACTACTTAAACCACCTGACAATACTAATCCACCGATAGAAGCTGATGTACTTGGTTGCGTACTTGTAGAAGTTGCTGAACTAAAGTAAATTGGTAATGTATCAGTTAATGAAACTGTAGTACTAGAGTCGGTAGCACTTGAACCAAATTCAAAGCGATTATTTGATTGACTAAATACAACTCCGACATATGGCTTATTGTAAAGAGACACTGTATCCGCAATAGATGGATTTTGAATTGTAAATGTAGTACCAAGTGTTGCTATACGTGTTAGACCTATATAACTAGTTATTTGTCTAACTTGCCCGGCTGATAATCCAGAAGTAACTTTAAGCCACCAACCGGTATAGTAATTGTCTACAACACTCGCATTTGTACTTAATTTAATTTGACTACTAGACATACCAGATTGATTTGGTATTGTGTCATTAAAGAATGCAACATCAGATACAACATCTCCAGTTGAATTGTCATTTACTTGTTGATATCTTTGAATTAAAAAACCGGCATCAGCACTACCAGCTGGTCCTGCATTTAATAAAAGAATATTATCAGAAAGTATAGTATTTTGTGATTCTAAAGTAGTTGTTGTACCAATAACTGTAAGATCACCTGATATAATTGTTGACCCTCCAATATTTAAATTACCAGTCACACCAACTCCACCTGCTACAATAATACTTCCAGACGTATACCCGTTACTAACTGTAGTACTAGAAAATACAGTATCTCCTCCAATAAATACTTTTTTATATATACTAGCACCACCAGATACAGTAAGCCCGCCACCATTTCCTAATTGTATTGCATCTTTTGTAGATTGTATACCTATGCCACCAGCAACTGACAAAGTTCCGTTTCCAGAATTTGTACTAGGAGATGTATTATTAAATGTTGTCATACCAGATACATTAGATATATTTACTGCAGTTTCTACAAATCCAAGAGGATTGTATCTAGAAATTTCATAAGCATTATTACTTAAATTTAAATCCATACTAAATCTTTCAATATTTGATTGATCGTAGAAATTTATTAAATTACTTGCTGTATTTGCATAAAAGGTAATAGTACCATCACTATAAATATTATTTCCAATGTACAAGTCACTTCCGATTGCAGTGCCTCCTGCTACTGTAAGACCGCCTCCTGATGTAACTGACGTTGCATTAAATGTACTTTGTATTGACACTCCTCCGAATGTTACCAAAGCGCCATTTGCTAAATTATCAGATGGATCCGATGCAGTTAAAGTTAGATAAGCATATGTATTGCTTGCTTGAGCTGCATCAGCGTATGTTATACTTCCTCCTATTATAAGATCGCCAGCAATTGCTACACCACCGGCAACTGTCAATGCACCTCCATTACTAACTGTAGTAGCATTTGTAAAACAATTAATTGACAAACCCCCATCTAATACAACTGATGCTGTACTACTATTACTACAACTTGTTACATCTAAAAAGTGTACAAGACCATCTGTTAATAAATCTTTTTTAATTGATACACCTCCAGATACAGTTAAACTGGCACTACTCAAATTTGTTGAATTATCTGTATTATAAATATTTAATCCATTTATATAACTAAAAGAAGTTACATTAAAGTCACCATTTATATCAAGAGAGTAACTTGGATTTGTAGTCATTATCCCTATATTACCAGATGTAGCTATATAAATCTGAGGACTTTCGTCACCAACTGAATTAAATAATATAGATTTTTTTATACCTGATCCTCCATTAAGAGTAGTTAAAGTGTAATTGTCTTGAGTAGTATTCAATTTAATTAATGAATAATCTCCCAACTCTTGGTTATTTAAAGAATACATTGAAATTGATGAATATGTATTTGCTACTGTATTATTACATGCATATGTAGTTTCATTATTTGGACTACCTATTAATAAAGTACCAATGCTTGTACTTGACATATTAATATTACCAATTGTATTACTAACATTCAAAATTAACTGATTTGATACATACACTGATTTACCAAAAGATGCCCCACCAGCAACAGTAAGAGCTCCACCAGAGCTTGTACTGATTGCATCTGTTGTACAGTTTATACTCAGACCACCAGTAAGATAAACCCCACCCGTACTTGAATTGACGCTACTTGTAGTAGATTTTAATGTAATTGTCCCGGTATTACTCAACATTAATTGATCAATATTATTACCAGATTGTAATACTAAATTTCTTGTTGCACCTGTACCAGAATTATTAGTTGTTACTGAGTAATTTTGGGTTGTAGAATCCCAGCCTACAGTCATTGATTCACTATTACTTGTTAAATTTGGATTACCATATCCAAATATTTTAATACTGTTATCATTACCAGTTCCATCCATTGTAAATAAATCTAATGAACTACCAGTAGAACTTGATTGTCCTTGTAGCGCTAGGGAATTTGAATTTCCCATTATAGAATAACGCTGTATATCTCCAATAAATTGTACCTCGTTTGTTCCTTTAATTCTAAATATTTCAGAATCACCTGCATAAAATGTATGACATCCAGATGTACTTCCAATTTGATACAGTAAAGATCCTAATGTAGTTCCAAGACCTGTAAAATTAACACTTTCTGATAAATTTTGACTAGATTGATATAATACTAATTTATTGGGTTTTGAATTTGTTAAAACTTGTAAACCCAGGGAATCTTCTATAAATGTCTTTTTAGAAATTGCGACCCCTCCAGCTATAGTTATTCCCCCACCAGAACTACTACTAGTGGCATCTGTAGTACATTTAACTGATACTCCACCAGATACAATTAGACTACCTATTGTACTACATAGAGATTCAATTGTATCTATGATTGAAACCGATTTATTAAATGTACTTGTTGTGTCGAATGTGATAGTAGTTGATTTTAAAGATATATTATCTGAAGAAATATGTATATTACCTACAGAGTTATTTAAAAATAAATTATTACCAGACATATTCAAAGTTGCATTTGAATTACCAACTGAATTTTGTAAAGCAAGACCATTGTATCTTATCGTAACTTGGTCACCAACTGTTAAAGTTTTTGCCATATTAGTATTACCCCCAATACCTACACCTCCAGCAATTGTAACCGCTCCTCCTGAACTAGCATTAATCACATCAGCTGTTGTATTTATACTTAGACCACCATTTATAATAAAAGCTCCTGTACTTGAATTTGTACTACTAGTAGCTATATTTAAAAGTCCACTTGTATTATTTATAATGAGTCTTGTATTAACACCATCTGGACTAATATAAAATTGTGAAGTATCTACTAATAAACGATTAGTTGTTACCCCTTTAATCAAAAATTCACTACTTGTATTATCTAATATTAAATTATTTCCTAAAAATGTTTGATTTTTTACAGATATACCCCCACCTATTGTTAAAGCTCCACCTGAAGTTGAACTAACAGAGTCATGTGTACAATTAATAGCCACACCTCCATCTGATACTAACGCGCCTGTAATTTTATTTGTAGAAATATTAGTATTAGTAATACTAACGTAATTATTTTGTATAATCAAGGGTCCATTTTCGATTGATATTTTTCTTAAACGAATATCTGACATTCTTATTAGTATAAACTTATATTTTAAGTTTTTAAAATAAACTTAAAATCAAGTAAAAAAAATAAATTAGTTTAAAGTAATTTTGAAGTTTTCGTTTACTTGTAATTTTTTTTTTTATATAATATAATATAATTCAAATGTTTAAAGAGTTACTTGAATCTAAAAGACCTATATTAGTATATAGCGAATATTGTCAATATTCTAAAAATTTTATTGAAATTTTGAGTAAACATCAAGTATTATATTCTACATTTTATAAATTAAATATTGATGTAGATACAGTTACAAAACAAAGACCTAAAGAATTTTATATTTTACAAAAAGAATTATCTGAAAAAATTAGTAAAGTTCCTATGGTTATAGTTATCGAAGATGATTCTTTATTAATGTTATGTGATAAAAATGCATTTAAATGGCTTGAATATCATACTACATCTAAAAAAAATGATTCATTTTCTGGATTTATAAAAGATGAAATGAATTCATTCTCAGATAATTATTCTAAATTAAATTCAAGTATTTTTGATGCAAGTGAACAAAATTATACTTTTTCGGAAACAAAAGGTGAAACTAGCAATTTTATATTAAAAGGAGACTCATTAAGTCCAACCTCAAAAACACAAGCACAAGTACATGGGCCTTTACAAACAAAACAACAATCAGAATATGAAAAATTAGTTAATAATAGAAAAGAGAATGATTCATCTTCTAAATCTGTAATTGATTTTACTAACCCCAATTTTGGAGTGAGCGCTGAATTAAATAGAATTAGTGGAAATTCACGATCACAAAAAGCTGCAGAAATAGAACAAAGATTAAAACAATTAGAATTAGATAGAAAACAATAGAGAACAATTGCGATAAGGTACTTTTTTTTAATTAAATTAATTAATTAAAAAATTTAATTTTATTTACTAAATTTAATATGGATAAGGTTGTTGTTGTTTTTGTAATTATTGGAATTTTGTTAGTAATTGGCTTATGGATAGTATCTAATAAAACTGATACATTTGTAGTAGCTTTTAATAATGATTTTGTACCAGAAAACCCCATAAAAACAATAGATAGTATGCAAAATGATGCTTTATATAAAATCTTTAGTAGCTCACCACCAATTAATGTAGATAACACATTTTTATCGTATAATGATAATATAGCATTTCCATTAAATAATCTATTTAAATATTTGGCGTTAGAGTATTTTAATAAAAATGCTACTCAATTTTCTAAAGATAAAGTTTATATATCAAATGATATGAATAATATTTATTATAAAAAAGACCCTGTTAATGAATCTACATTATATATAGCTAATTTTACTTTAATTAATCCTAAAGAGTTATTTAGTAAAAATATAAAAATTGGAGTAAATTACATTTATCCAAATGGTAAGATATTATTTATGCAATTAGATACCCTGCCAAGTCCAGATTTAGATAAAGTAAATATCGAATCAATTGATAAATTAAAACCTGATTATTATACGTTAAAAAATAAGATGTTTTTAATGGACCCTTGGGCTACAAGTGACGATTCAATGGCAATTAGTGATATATATATAAATAATTTTAATAAAGTTTTACAAGATAAAAATAAACAATTATTAAGTATTAATCCATTAATTAGTATTTAACTAAATTTATTTAAAGGTATAATCATTAATGTAATTAATGTTATTAATTGTATATAAAGAAACATTTAGAGATGCTATTCATGGATTAGCTGAAGAAAATGTAGATATTTGTATAGTAGAAAATAGTCAAACATTAATAAATTGTATTAATATTCAATTGCAAAATGGAATTAATTATTCATTTGATATTTTAACTAATATAAAATACAGAGATATACATAAAGATAAAGTATTACCAATCTCATTAACTTCACATATGATTTTTAACGAATGTTTTAATATAAATGGGAATTGTGATAATAAGGATATGTTATCATTATATGATATATCAAGTGCTGATGTAGGATTTCTACGTCCTAGGTTTAAAAAATATTTAAGGATTCAACCTATAAATTACAATATACAATATATGAATTTAAAATCTATATTAAAATGGATAAATATAAATACCTCTAACGAAACAGTTAATCGGTAAAGAACTTTATAATCCAATACATTAATTAATTAATTAATATTTTTTTAAAGTATTAGTTATATATAATGGAAAAAGAATTAATAAAATTTGAACAATATGTTGCTTTATTAAAAAAAGAACAGAAAGATTCTTTATATTACTATACTACAAATGATGCATATAAAATAATAAACGAAAAAATGAGAACTGGACAAACATTAACTCTAAATTCAAAACAGCATATGAATAATATTATGAATGCTTTTGATGGTGGTCCTACACTTGATACTGTATTAACTGTATATAGGGGTATGAATAAACCATATAATACTCTTGAAAATAAAGGTGGTGTTATATCTACGAGTTTATCAAAACAAAGTGCTAAAAGTTTTAAAGGAACTAGTTGTTGTTTATATATTATTACTCTAACTCCTGGTGAATATACTATTTTACCATTAATGTCTATAACAGAACTTCCAGAAGAAGAAGAAATTTTATTACCACCAGGAAGTTTATCAATTCAAAAAGTTATTCCTTATACAGATCCAACTAATACTGAAAATGTTGATATTGTTTATTGTACATATATACCTGAAAATGCTAAAATCATAAATTCAAATAAATTAAATAATTTGAATAATAAAGAATTCGATAAAGTAAAAATAAAACTTTCACTTGAATCATGGATAAATAGAATTTTAGATTCCGGTATTAAAGATGAAATTACAACTTTTTGTGAAGATGACAGTTTTAGTTTTAATGAATGTATATTAGAACAAATTAAAACTTTAGAATTTTATGATGATATACCTAAAGAAGCAATTGATAAATGTTTATTATTATTAAATAATGTTAGTGAACATTTAATTTAACTTTTTTATTAAATTAATTAAATTATTTTCTTTACTATATATAATGTCTCAAACTAATTGCTCTAATATAACTACAACTGATAAAACTACATTTAACTGGATAACAGATTCTAATTCTAAAACTAAAGTAAATTGTCTAGATTTTACACCACCATTTTTACATTCAACACTTAATGGTCAAGGTATATCTACAATTAATGTTGATGTAGAAAATGATTTAAAAGGAATTGTTAGAAAAAATACTAGATGCTCTATGTGTAAATTTCAACCAGGAAAACAGTGGCCACAATCTAATTTACCAACATGTAACCACGTAAATAAAATTAGACCAAATGGCTATATGGTATATTTAAAGCCAGAGACATCAGACAATAAGGTAATTACTCAAAATGACATTAACGCATTATTAAAACAAAAATAAAATTTCGTTAAATATATTATTTTTTTTTATACAGTTTTATAAAATATGTATACATTTTATAAATATCTTTTAGAAGACGCTAATGAACATGATTTAATATTATTTAGTAAATACTTTAATTTAGTAGAATTACCTTTAAAATTATGTTCTTCAAAACAACTGTTTAAAATTTTTAAACCAAATACACAAAGTGAAATTAATGCAATCAGAGAAACGTATAGTAATTATTTCAAACATAAAGTTGGATCAATTGTATTTTAATTAGATTTTTAAAAACATTTTTGTATTTTAAAATTGAATTGAATTTGATTATATGTAATTAAAAATGCATCCTAGAAGACCTCTTATTATTCATTATCCTAAACCGATACCAGTTGATGAATTATATAATTATTTTAATAAATGTGACATTGATGATAATTTAAAAAAAGAAAATTTAAAACACATTGATTCACATGGACAAAATATTAAATTTAAATGTGAAAAATGGATAGCTCCCGTAGTGACCACATCAATTACAGAAATTATAGAATTAGAAAAAATTAAACAAGAAGAAATAAAAAATAAAGAAAATATTAAAAAAAATAGTTTTACAAGTAAATCTGGATGGACCACGGTAAAATCGAAAATAAATGGTAACTTATCCAAATATTAAATCAGAATATCTTTTAATTCTTTTTTCTACAATTTCATCATACTCATTATTATCCATTGGTAAAGTCAATGGGGCTTTAACACTAATATCTGCAAAATTTTCTATTCGTCCAACTGGAAAATCTTTTTCAATTAATGGCTCTTTACATTCACATGAATTTTCTTGCGTACCAATTTTATAATTACCGGTATATTCCCAATTTTGGTTGTTACATAATTCTTTGCATATGGGTGTGGCTTCTAAATGACTATAAATTTTACAGTCTTCTCTATCACATGATATATTTTTAATACCTTCAGTCTGAGGGTTAATAATCCAAAATATAGCTAGTATAATAATAAAAAGTAGAAATGTATCCATTATTATAATACCTTAATATTTTAATTTTTTTAATTAAAGTGTAGATTTGCAACAATTATATATATTATTAAAACATTTCAAATTTGTATTTTTAGGCAATCCTGCCTTTTTATATGTTGGTATAGTCCATCTTGCCGGAAAACGTATAGTAGAATCAGCTATATATAAACGAGGATCAGTCATTTCACATATATCATTAGATTTTGATATACATTCAGTAGTTGGATTTTTTGAGTCGTTTCTACTACATCCTAGATCTGGACAGCTTACTTGTTTTTTTGAAGAATTGTCATTAGCCTTAGTATCTTTAAACGCACGTTTTATTATATCTTCATTAAAATTACTTTTAGTTGCTAATTTTTCCATAAAATCCAAATAAGGTTGTTTATTCGTAGGTAAATTAATAATCTTGTTGTCTTCTATAGTTCTCTTTATAATACCTTGTTCGTTAGAAAATAGTGTAGTGGAAAATGACTCGTACTTTTTTACTTCTTTTAGCATAGGCATAGGCACAGGCATAGGCATAGGCATAGGAATAGGCATAGGCATAGGCACAGGTATAGGAATAGGCACAGGCATAGGCATAGGCACAGGCATAGGCATAGGCATAGGCACAGGCACAGGTGTAGATGTTCGTAAAAATGCTTGCACAAGTGAAATAAATTCTTTAATATTTAAATATATTAATAAAACTGTTAATATTTGTAAAAATAGTTTCATTATAATACATAAACAAAATGATTTTTATTTATTTATCTAATAAATAAATGAATTGGATAAAAAATTCTAGTTATCTTAAATTATATATTGGACCAATGTATGCTAGTAAAAGTTCCAGTTTAATTTCTGAAATTAATCGATATTCTCATATTACAGATCGTATTTTAGTTATAAATAATAAATTAGATAACCAACGTCACCCTGAACCTATAAATGAACAAGGTATCGGTATTATAAAAACTCACGATTCTAAAGTGTTTCAAGCAATAATGGTTAATAAATTATCTGAAATAAATGAATCAAACTTTTTCCATAATAAATATAATAGATCTGATATCATAATTATAGATGAAGGACAATTTTATCCAGATTTATATGAGTTTATTAGAAATGAACTTGAACTTGTAGACAGTAACAAAATGTTTATAATAGCAGGATTGTCAGGTGATTCAAATATGGAACCAATAGGTGATATTCTTAAATTAATTCCAATGGCAGATTCAGTTGAATTTTTAAAAGCATTTTGTGTGTACTGCAAAGATGGTCAACTCGCAAGTTTTACAAAAAGACTTACAATACAAGATAATTCACAAATTTTAGTAGGAGCAAATGAAACATATTCTCCAGTATGTAGATATCATTATAACACACTGTAAAAAAGTAAAAAAACACAAGTCTTATCAACTTTAGTTGACTATTTCATTTGACTTTTTAATTTTTTAAATAATTTACCCATTTTTTTAGGAGTATTACGTCTACGTCTAGATGCACTTCTTTTAACTGTACTACGTCTAGGTACACTTTTTTTACTACGTCTAGGTACACTTTTTTTACTACGTCTAGGTACACTTTTTTTACTACG